GGCTTCTTCTTGTTTTGGAGAAAGGGATTCAAAATGGGAGAACTTTATTACCACGACATTCGAGGGATGCATCAGGAAAGAAGCGCCCAGGCTGATCCCTCAAATAACGAACTTTATCACTATGGTGTTAAAGGAATGCGTTGGGGTAAACATAAAGCTACTGATAGCATTACTGACCTTATTGGCCAAAAGACACGCGAAACTGTGAAAAAAACAGAGAGTCCGGATGTTGCTTTTAAAAGAGCATTGACCCCGACGCAGATTGATAGAATTCGTTTGAGTGCAAAACGATATTCGAATCAAGCTAATTTTAATAAGCGCAACGGATTTTATTCTACCTCTTCGTCTCCCAGTCTTAAGCGAGTAAGACGCAGGGCTAAAAATAGAATTATTCGTATTAATGCGGCAAAAGCTACTTCGGCAATGGCCATTAACAAGCCCAAAAAAGTTTCAACTTTAAGATTTGATAAAACGTCTATTGAACAATTTTTTAAAGGCACTAATATGTCCGAAAAACAAAGAACAGAAGTTGAAAACGTTTCCAAGAGAATTATAGATGAAATTAATGCAGGCCGTATTAACCTTAAGCATTCCGATCATTTAGAACATCATGGAATTATAGGAATGCACTGGGGAAGAAGAAACGGACCTCCGTACCCTTTGTCTAAAATTGCTCATGACCGAGTTATCAAATCGGCAAAGCGCGACGTTGCTTCCAAAACTGATAATATGACTATTCCGACCGGAGGTGGCGGAGGCGGAGTTTCTGACGAAGACGAAGAATGGGAGAAGAAGTGGAAAGAAGAGCTCAAGGATATTCTTGAGAAAAATCCCGATTACCAGATTCCCAGCGATATTAATGAGTTCAAAGCTGAACTTACAGAAAAGGGAATCAATCCAAATAGTTTCCCCCCTGCCAAACTCAAGGCGATGCATGATAAGGCTGTCACTGATGCAGCCGAACTGAAATTTACAAGAGAAGAGATGCGCAATAAGAATCGACTAGGCGATGATTACGTTAAACCAGAGTCTTATGAAGATTTCAAAGTGGCTATGATTGAGAACGGGGTTTATAACGGTGGACAGGAATTTGACGACAAAGGCAACGCCAAAGAAGTTAAGCCTAATCTCACAGAAGCTCAGCTTAGAACACTTTATGAGAAGCAGAGACCGAAAACCGAAACCGCGATTGCTGACGCTTCGAAAAAAGAAAAACTCGTCAAGAACCGCAGACTTAAACATTCCGATGACGAGCTTTATCACCACGGTATACTTGGTATGAAATGGGGAATTCGTCGATATCAGCCATACGGTCAAGGCTATACGCCCACACATAAGGGTAAAAATGTTGGGGAGGCTGCGAAATCAAAATCGGAGGGTTCTTCAGAACCATCTCCTACAATAAAAATTCGAGGTCGTCATCCCGACTATCAGCAAGCACATCGTCAGAGTTTAAAAACCATGAGCAACGAGGATGCTAAGAATGTAAGACAGCGTCTTAACTATGAAGATCAGATTCTCGATTATCGTAGTAAAAGATATCCCGGAGAACGTGCTGTGAGAAGATACATAGCTACTGCGGCCACAGTAGCCGCAATTGTAGGAGCCACAGCAATTTATGCCAAGTACGCGAAATCAGGAAAAGAAGCGGTTAGTAGTATGTTTACAAATCGTCCTTCAGTAAACGTTTCTGATGTAATTAAGGCGCCATCCCGGCCTGCCGTAAACGTTACAAATTTAGCCAGAACTTCAAACCAACGATTCTTTAATTCCTCTATGTCGTCATACAATCCGCTCAGGACAGCTGGTAAAGCAGCGGGGCGTTCTGTAGCTAAGTCGACAGCTGGAACAATAAGACGTTCTTTCGTTTCAAACGGCGACGATTTAGCCAGAGTAGCGGTTAAATCTATGAGCAAGCGGCCTATCAGTTCAATAGCTAGAAGTGCCGGTTCTTTTGTCTCAAACGGCGACGATTTAGCCCGTGCTCTCAAACCATATGCCAAGAAAGCAGTCGGAAAATCATTAAAAGGTGTATTTAGATAATAATGTCTCTATCAAACACAGCAACTCCTATCTATTACGGACGATTTAGAGATGCCGTATTAAGAGGAGAAATACCAGTATGCAAGACCATTTCTATGGAAATGAATCGCATCGACGAATTAATTGCCAATCCAAATGTCTATTATGACGACGAGGCTATAAATGGATTTGTAGCATTTTGTGAAAACGAATGCACACTTACTGATGGATCTAAATTAGTGCTTCTTGATAGTTTTAAACTTTGGGCAGAACAGATATTTGGATGGTATTACTTCGAAGAACGAAGCGTCTATACTCCCAATCCGGATGGTCATGGCGGTCGGTATATTAAGAAAAGAACAAAAAGAAGACTGGTCAATAAGCAGTACCTAATAGTTCCTCGAGGCGGAGCTAAATCGATGTATGCTTCAGTCTTGCAAAACTATTTCTTAAATGTCGATACGTCTACAACTCATCAGATAACTACCGCTCCAACCATGAAGCAAGCCGACGAAGTTTTATCACCTATAAGAACCGCTATCACTCGTGCGCCTGGCCCTCTGTTTCAATTCCTAACCGAAGGATCTATTCAGAATACAACCGGGTCTAAAGCAAACCGAGTTAAATTAGCGTCTACTAAAAAGGGTGTTGAAAACTTCTTAACCGGTTCTCTCCTTGAGATACGCCCTATGAGTATCAATAAACTCCAGGGTCTTCGGGTAAAAGTTGCAACGGTTGATGAGTGGCTGTCGGGAGATTTAAGAGAAGATCCCATCGGCGCTATTGAACAAGGCGCCTCCAAAATTAAGGATTGGCTCATAGTTGCTATTAGCTCAGAAGGAACCGTCAGAAATGGCGCCGGCGATTCCATAAAGATGGAGTTAATGGATATTTTAAAGGGGGAATACATAAATCCTCATGTATCCATCTGGTATTACAAATTAGATTCGCTTGAAGAAATCAATGACATATCCATGTGGATAAAGGCGAATCCTAATCTAGATAAGACAGTTACCTATGAAACCTATCAGCTAGAAGTAGAAAGAGCAGAAAAGGTTCCATCAGCGAGAAATGATATTCTAGCTAAAAGATTTAACATTCCGATGGAAGGCTATACGTATTACTTCACATACGAAGAAACTCTTTGCCATAAGAAGCGAACGTTTTGGCAGATGGCTTGTTCTCTTGGAATTGACCTTTCTCAAGGCGACGACTTCTGTGCCTTCACTTTTATGTTCCCATTATCAAACGGATCGTTTGGGATTAAGACGAGAAGTTACATAAGTTCTTTAACATTGATGAAGCTTCCCGCAGCCATGCGAGTAAAGTACGAAGAATTTATGAATGAAGGTAGTTTGATAGTTTTAGAGGGAACCGTTCTCGATATGACTGAGGTTTATGAAGATCTAGACCAGCACATTATCGAAACTGGCTATGATGTTCGATGCGTTGGCTTCGACCCATATAATGCCAAAGAGTTTATGGAACGTTGGGCTACAGAGAATGGACCATTTGGAATCGAGAAAGTCATCCAGGGTGTCAAAACAGAGACTGTACCTCTTGGTGAGTTAAAGAAATTAGCCGAAGAAAGAATGCTGTTGTTCGATGAAGCATTAATGTCTTATGCGATGGGGAACTGCATCACGTTAGAAGATACAAACGGCAACCGTAAGCTTTTAAAGAAACGATACGAACAAAAGATTGATAATGTTGCCGCTATGATGGATGCGTATGTAGCCTACAAGCTCAATAAAGACGTTTTCGACTAATCTTTCAAAATGAGAGGAATTCACAAATATGCAAGATAACGAATTGTTTCATCATGGCGTTCTTGGTATGAAGTGGGGCGTTAGGCGCTATCAATCTTACGACGTAGTTCCTAGAAAATCTGGTCTTGGCGGAACTTTTAAACAGCGGATGAAAGGCCGAGCTGCCGAGAAGTATAGGCGAAAAGAATTGACCGATACTAGGCGATATTATGATAAAAGAATACGCAAAGCTCGAAATAAGGTCCGTAAATCTAAATCGGCTCCTGTCCGAATCCAAAACCGTAGCAAGGCGGCACATCTTCGTACAGCAAGAGATGCTGAGCTGGAAATTCTTAGAAACATGTCAGTTGCCGAGCTGAATAAAGAGCGGGCAGTTACGGGTAAAATGTATGCTAAATCGCTTGGAAAGAGTGCTTTAGGAACTTTGTTACTAGCTCCTGTTGGAGCAGCCTATCTCAATGTGCCAACACCCGGCAGCTTAAGGAGTATTAAAACTCAGAGAAGACTTAATGGACTATATTAAACCAAATAAAGAGGACTAAACAATGCCATCATTAACGTCCAGACTCCAACATGCTTGGAATGCTTTTATGAATCGAGACCCGACGGTTATTTATAAAGATACCGGACCGGGTTTTTCTTATAGGCCGGATCGTCAGCGAATTATTCGTGGGGGAGAGCGAACCATTGTAACGGCTATTTTAAACCGTATTGCAATGGACATAGCTTCCGTCGAGATAAAGCACGTTCGTCTTGATGATAATGGCCGTTTTTCCGAGGAAATTAAGTCCGGTCTAAACAATTGTTTAACTTTGGACGCAAACATCGACCAAACAGGTAGAGCTCTGATACAGGATATTGCATTATCGATGCTGGACGAAGGTTGCGTTGCAGTTGTTCCGACAGATACTTCATTAAATCCCGATAATACATCATCTTATGATATTTTAGAGCTTCGAGTTGGAAAAATAGTTCAGTGGTATCCTAATCACGTACGAATACGTCTCTATAATGAGAAAACTGGTAGACA